GGGCGCAAAAACGCCTTGAACAGGAACAAAGTTAGTGGTCTGCGTGACCGCTGTGGTCATGGTTTACTCGTAGTAAACAGTGCAACTAACCGTGCCGCTAACCACAATGTAAATGCCAAACTCGGTGTTTATGCCATCCATGAAATTGTAATTAGTTGCCGCAACAGGCGTAAAAGTGTCAATAACTTTTAGTGATGTGCTGGCTGTTTGTGCATCGTAAATTGCAATGGTGGGCGTAGAAGATGCAGCAGAGACAAAAATACCTTTAATTTTGCCTGCTTGCTGTTTAAGGAGAGTTGTTGCCGAAATTATTGCGTAATTGCTTGACATAGCTGGCCTTTCAATTCATCAAATTATATGCTTCAAAAGAGAAAAAGCCACCCCTTTTGAGGGCGGCTCTCTCATTTACTTCATGCCAATATTAAGGCAGGAAAGTCAGGTCGTAACCGTAGATGAAAACATCAGCGGTTGCGGCAGCACCTTGTGCGGTGGTGTTGCGGATATACAGGTATTGGCCTGTAACTGCATCGGTTGATGAAGCCGCAGTGTTTACCACTTTAGCCGCTGTGGTTGCGCCAGTTAAGGCGGTGGGTGACAAAACAGCAGTGCCGCCAGCCGCAGGCAAGGTATAAACCGCAATCTGTGCTGTTGACAAGCTAACGCTTGCGTTGGTAACCAAAACATAGGCAACGCTGACACGGCCTGCAACAAGAATTTGTGCAACTGTGTCGGCTACGTTGTTAAGGTTGACCGATTGGGCTGAACCAATCAAGCGAATTGCTTGGTTGCTTGACAGATTAATCGGGTGGTTGGTGGTGGTTTGTGCTGCACCTGGATTGATATTAGCCATGATTAGTTTCCTTTCTTAATGGGTTTGATTAGGAAGCCACTCGGCAAGCCAATTCGGGGTACAGCGGGGCCCATCCATACAACACATCGACACGGGTTGGAATCGAATCGTTGTTAATTGTGTATTGGCGAACCACACGCAATGACAAGCCCAAATCTTTGTCGCTTGCACGACCAGCGAAATGAACACCATCAGGCAATTCCAAATCAGCAGTAGCCAAAGTGAAAGCATTTTTGTGCATCACGATGTTTTGTGGTGACACTGCGCCAGTAGCGTTAAACGGGGTCACAGCGGAAGCGCCAGGGCTTACGATAGACACGTTTTGGAACTGACCAGCAGAAATAACAGCAGGCGACACGGTAACGCTGTTGCCGCTGATTGCGGTCACAACGAAATTACGCAGCTTGTTGCTACCGTAGGCTTGACGGTTTTGGGGGTTAACCGCAAATACGTTAGCGATGGTGAAAGTGTCACCAACGTTAGGCGTAAAAGTACCAGTCTTGCTTAAAGTCAAGGTGGAGGTTTGCGCCCAGCCTGATGTCAAGATGCCGCCATCGGTGCTTGTGTTGATGGTTGCAGTACCGTTGTAAGAACCAAAGGTTTGTGCTGCAATGTTTTGATCCATCTTCCAGTTCATACCAGCGGAATCACGACCCATCATGCCTTTGCTGAATTGGTTGCCGATTGTGCTGTTAGGCACAAACAAACCTTTCAAGCTGTCCACGATTGTTGCGCCAGTGAATGGCTCAATAATGCATGAACGGCGACCATCACGGGGCGCACCTTCGCTGTCCAAATACGCTTGGGCAGTAAGGTAGGTCAACAATGATGTTGGGGGTGTGCCAGCAGTACCAACGATGTTGGCAGTGTTGAACTTCGCCATAGAAGTGCCATCAAAGTCGATCTTGTTGGCAACGGCTGCGACAGCAGGCTTCAAAACACGGTCAGAGAACATATCCAACGACAAAGCCAAGTCCTGTGTGGTGAACTGGGTATCAACGTGGAATTGTGTGGTCAACGTGACGGGTACGCTGGTTTCGTTGAAATCTTCAACGTTCAGTGCAGGGCCAGTTGTACCGATGAAACGACCAGGGCGGCGAACGTTTAAAGTTGCACCGATTTTTGCGCCAGTTACGGCAAATTGGTCATCATAATTGCGCTCGACTTCGGATGAAAAAGTCAATTCGTTTTCCAAGACCATCAACGCTTCGTTGGTGATCATGGAGATGGTAAGCAGATTGTTGCTCATGTCATTTCCTTATAAAAGATTGGATTATCAGCGAATTCGCCCTGCCAATCGTGCTGCCTTCCAAGCCTGATAGTTACCATGAAATTGACGATTTGAGTCAAGTTCGGTTACTGGCCCATTAGCAGACGCTTTGATTGGGTTAATCGGTGACGGTGCTTTACTTTTCCCAACGGTAGTCTTTGTCTGAGGCTCGGGCTTTTCAAACCGCGCCTCCAGCTTCCCAATTGTTGCCAAGGCTCTTGTCAAAGTCATGCCTTGCAGTTGTTCAGCGATTTCGGGATTCTCAGCCAAGTGATACAGGATGCGAGGGCCAACTTCTGATTCAAAGATTGCATCCCGCACTTCGTTGCTCACAACAACGTCAGCAGAACCAACCATTGCATCAAAGTCGGGCATTTCGCCTTTTGCTGATTCAACCCGCTTTGCCCAAGTGTTTACCAACTTGTCACGCTCGGCTTGAAACTTTGCCTGTACTTCCTTTTGCTTTTCCTCGTTCAATCGCTGATCTACCCGATAGTCAGTTAACGCCTTGGCGTATTCATACATATCGGAAAACTGATCAGGCTGCGGCTCTTGCTCTGCTACTGGCTCGGCTTGGGGCTTTGCTTTTGCTTCGTATTCCCGCAACTTTGCTTCCAGTGCTTCCCTTGCTTGGCGCTCGGTTTGGGCTTCTGCCCTTGCCGCCTCCCGTTGCTTGGTAATCTCTGAAAACCTTTTCTCCAATTTTGGATTCTGTTTTCGATCCTCTACCGCTGTTGCATCCTTGTCGCTCTCATATGATTCACTCTGCCCTTGGGCGCTATCTTGCGGCTCTGCCTTTGCAGCCTCGCTAGGCGATGGGTCAGCTAAACCAAGCTTGTTGGCAACGAATTCAGCCATGTTTTCATTGGTAACCACATTTGCGGCTACCCTTGGCGGCGCTTGTGGCGCATCCTGTACTTCTGACATAGGTTTAATCCTAAGAATTTGCCCCGTCTACCTGACGGGTAAGGTTTTGGGCAATATAGCCCGAAATCATCAAATCGTCAATCACTGCGCCATCGGCGGTGCAGCCTGCGGCATCATCGGCTCAAGCAATGGGCTTTGACCCAAATCAATGTCTTGTGCGGCAATTTGTGCGTATGCCGCTTGGTCGGCATTTCTGCGCTCAATTTCTTCCATCAAACGGCTGGTATCCATGCGGTGCAACATAAGCTGCACAATCGCCTCAATCTCAGTTTTGTTTTGGCTTGTAATTGAACGGGTGTTTTGGTCGTTAACCCTAACCTCTGCCATCAATTCGCTGTTATGCGCCTTGGCGGTCTGACGCATCAATTCCCGTTTGGTTTCGGAATCTTGTTTGACTTGCTCAATGTCGGCACGTTGCTTCATAGCCAACTGCATTGCTGACATTTGATTTTGCATATCCTGCACGGCCTTCTTAGCCTGCGCCAGTTCCATTTGCACTTGGGGCGGCACATCTGATTTTTCATCAATTTGCGCTAGCGGATTCATGGCGGCAAGGCGGTCAGCAATCACATCAGCGCCAGGGAAATCCATGTTCCTAAACACCAAATCGCCTGCAACATTAAACAATTCGGGCTTTGCCATCAACGGCATCATTGCATCCACGGCTTGCTGGCGCTTGCTCATAAAGCCTGGCCCTGTGTCCATCACAACATCATATTCACCAACCGTCACATCGTTAAGCACAATTTGAACGCCGCCATCGGTGGTTTTTTGTTCGTTGATGGTGTCCATGCTTGGCTGTCCATCAGTGCCAATAATCCGCATAACCCGCTGCGTGTCGTAAATCTTAGGGATCAAATCCAAAATGATTTTGCCCGTGTGCCTAATGCTTCGGGTCATGTTGTCGTAAAAGTGGAAATTGCTCAAATCCACCTGATTTTGTTGACCCGCCAAGGCTTTGCCCGAAATATTACCGCTTGGCAATTGGTTGGGGTCAAGAATGCCCAGCACCATCTGCAAGTCAGCAGAAATGGC